TGACGATATTCTACTTGATCCAATGCATAGCCTTCTGGTGGAGCGAAGTCAAATACTTCAGCAATTTTGTTAGCCATAGGCATAGTTTTGAAGTCGTTATCTAATTCTTTATGAATTTTGTCATCTTTCCATGTGCCTAAAGCTGTTTTGAACAAGGAAAGGATATTAGTCAATTGATCTTCATTATAAAGAGCTTGAATATCTTTTACTTCTTCAGGGCTGATTGGTGTATTGATTGGGAATGCATCAGGAATTTCCACGATGTTTGTTTGAGAATCCCAACGTACAGAGCAAGTATTAAGCATTGCAGAGGAAGTATCACGACGTACAGACAATACAACTTTAGTTACAGATGTATCGGAGCAGTAAAGCATGAATTTGTTGTCTTTCATGAAACCGGATAATACACCTTCCAAAGTTTTAGGAGTGCCTACAGTTGCTTCATAAGTAACGGAGAAACGAGTCATCATTTGACGATCAATTTCACCATAGCTTGGGTCAAAGCGGCATTCTTGAATAGGAAGAGCTACTTCAATTGCAGTACCAGCAGTGATTTCAGTTTGTTCAACTGGTTTCAATTGATGAGTTGCTGTATCTTCTTTCATCATACCAGCTTTAGGAATAGCGGATACGATTACATGAGTTACTGCAGATTCGATAGAGAAGTTATCAATGTTTGGTACAAGACCAGAAGCACCGAAAACAGCTTTACGAATTTCAGTTTGTTTGGAGTCATCACCAGGGTTCAATGGCAAACCAACTACTACGTTTTTAGTAGGAGCTGCAGATTGGATCGCATCAAACATTTCATTTTGTTGAGTGAACATGTCGATTTCGCGACCTTCTGGAGTAACCAACTTACGAATTTTCATTGTAAGTGTGAATTTAGGAGTTTTAGCAACTGCTTTGTTGATAGCACCTTTATCGAAGACGTTGTTCATCAACAAGTTTTTGTGCAATGGGAATACAAGACCCATAACTGGATTGTATGCAGACAAAGCGGAAGATTCCAAGAACGCATTGCGGTCATTGTCGAATTGAGCTTCCATCATTGCCATATGGTCAGCATAACCATCTGGATTACCTAATGCTGTATATTCTTCAGCATCAGCGGAATTTTCAGTAAAGAAATTTTTAACAGTTTCAACACAAGTTGGATCCATCATAATACGACGCATGTCTGTAAAGAATTCGGAACCAGATTCGTGCTGAATATCTTCAGCCATTTCACGAATAGCTGTAGCGTATTGGCGAGTAGCAGGAGTCACATAACCACGACCCATAACTACGTCAGCGCGAGATTCACCTACAACTGGCATAATCATTTTCTCCTTTCGGGATGTACAATTTATTTTTATTATATCAGGTATCTATAGGGACACCAAAATATTTACTATATTGTTATATCGCATAATTCTATACCATTTACTTTTTAACAGGTTCTTCTGGTGCTATAGACTCAATTAGAACTACAATTCTATCTAAACACCAAAGTGCATAGTAAAAGTCAGATTTATTTTCGATATATGTCTTAGTATGATAAGTTTTAGTGATATAATGTAAAGTCATATCTGCTAGTTTATCTAAAGCATTAGATACTCTACTGATAACTTGCATATTATCATTATTCTTCTTAATATACTCGACTTTTTGTTTAAAAGATTTAATTAGATTATAGAGTTCAGCAAACTTATCTTTCAATTCTTTATTTCTGATAGCTTTCTGTTCATCTGTTAAATCATCATAAATCTCATTTTCCAATCCTTGTAGAGGATCAGAAGAATTACCTGTATCTCCGTCAGTGGAATCGGAGGAATCTCCATCTCCACTATCTAAAGAATCAGTATCATCGCCACCATCAGATCCATCATCTGATAAATCATCAGGTTCCATATCACCATAGTCATCTCCTGATTCTAAATCGTCAGGTTCACTACTATCATCAGATAGATCATCTGGCTCATCGGTAGAATCTGTATCATCTGGTTCATTATTATCAGCTCCACCTTCATCTGATAAATCATCAGGTTCATCCACATCATCAGTATCCGTACTATTAGATGTATCATCACCATCAATATCATCCGAAGGAGCGCCATCTTCTAAATCATCTGGCTCATCTCCAGATTCTAAGTCATCAGGTGCAGTATCATCATTATCGTCTAAAGGAATATCATCTTCACCTTCATCATCTAATGGTTCCCCATCCGATAAGTCTTCTGGTTCATCATCGCCATTAGGGTCATCTTCCCCTAGATCATCTGGCTCATTATCATCATCGATTCCATCACCATCTGCATCAGGATCGCCATCAGTTAAATCTTCAGGTTGATCATCTGGATCTGTATCAGAATCCAATGGATTATCAACGACAACCGGAGGAGGAGTTTCCTCCTCTTCTTTTTTGTCGTCTTTCTTCTTTTTTTTATCTTTATCATCATCTGCTTCAGTAAATACCGCAGATGTTAAAAGAGAATCTACATATTCAGAAAAATTCATCTATATTATCTCCTTATTAGTCATCATCGCGGTTATTATTACCAGGGACGTGTTCGCCGTGTTTAAATGTCATATTATAAGCAAGTCTAGCTCTTTGACCTTCAAGGCGTTTCTTAATCTTTAACAACTCACGTTGCTTTTCTAATTGATTATCATCTTCGGCTTTCTTAAGATATCGTTTAGTCATTTCCAATTCAATATCAATTTCTTCAAGAACTTTTCTACGTTCCTTAGATTGAGCTTTCATAGACATTCCTAGATATCCTAAGATAACAACAACAGATAATGCAGGATTAATTAATGCGGCAATACCACTACTAATGGCTAATTTAACAATACGGCTAGCCTTAGGGAGAATATTGCCAGCAATAACTGCTTCTCTGTTTTCAGATTCAAATTCTTTATTATCAATAATACGTTTTAGTTGATCCATTTGAGCATCAAATTGACGGCTAATATTGACAACGCTGTCATCTAATTCACCAATTTTAGATTTGATCTTTTGAGATGCAACTTTAATAGTATTAATGATATCCATTTCATTTACCACTGTAGGATATTTAGCAAAGTCATAAATGCAGTTACTATATCCTTCTAGTACTTTAAGATGAGCAATAGCTTCATCAATATTAGCATTATTATGATCAATAATAGAGCAATCTTCTACATTATCGTTATATTGTCGTAATGCTTCCGCTTTATCTTTTAGATTATCAATTCGTACATAATCATCTGCAGTTTTATGCTTAATTGCACGGCAATCTCTTAGATGGCGTTTAAATACAGCGGATAATTCTTCTGGATCTAAAAGAGAAGGATTGTGTTTAGCTATATTAGCAATATTTACGATAGTTTGAGTATCATATCTATCAATAGAATCTTCTACGCATTCAATTAGATTACGTTTATAGATATTTTCCATTGCAGAATTCATGATATCTAATTTTTCAGATAGTGCATTTACATTGATTTCTTTATCTTTTATAGTATCAGTGCTAATTGATTCTACTGTAGAAATAAAGTCATCAAATTTAGTAGCTAAAGCTTCATCATTATCCATATTTAGATCTTCTTTATATTTAGCATATAGAGAAGCAATTAAGATAAGTTTATCTAACTTATCTTTACTTTTTTCTTCTAATACTTTATTATTAAAGTCTACTAGAATATTAGCATATTCAGTTAGATCTGCATTAATAGATTTTAAAGTAAGAATAATATTTTCTACAGAGTTAATATATACATCTAACCCTAAATCATTATAAATATTCTTCAATAATAACTTAAAGCAGTCAAGGCCTTTATCGAATTTAAATTGGGCAATATAAAGATCTACTTTTTTACTACCTAGATCAATAACTTCTTTAGGATCAGCTTCGATGATTGTACTCTTTACAATCTTACCAATATCACTATTAGAAAGAGGATTATACTTAGATAATTCTTCTAAAGTACTTTCAAGTACAGCAGTAAATGCAGTTGGATCACTAGAATTGATTAAGAAATAATCTTTCATGGCTTCAACTACAGAACCAATTTC